TGCTGCCTCCTATGGACCAGTGGGAACTACTATGGCTTTATTAGAAGCATCTAGTAAGTTCTTTTCTGGCATTCACAAACGATTACATAAATCACAAAGAGATGAATTTAAAATTATTGCAGAAATAGATTATGATTTTCTACCTGCAGAATATCCTTATGATGTTCCCAATGCAAGCAGAGAAATATTTAGAAAAGATTTTGATGGTGCAGTAGATGTTATTCCTGTAAGTGACCCAAATATACCTAGTAATGCACATAGAATGATGTTAGCCAATATGGCATTACAAATGGCACAACAGTCACCACCAGGAATGTTTAATCTTGAGGCACTAAATAGAACAATATTAAATGCTTCAAATATGCCTAACATAGAAGAGATATTACCTCAAGCACCAAAGCCACAACCTTTAGACCCAGTATCAGATATTGCTGCTGCAACAAAAGGTTTACCTATCTCTGCATTTCCAGGTCAAAATCATGATGCACATATTCAGGTAAAGATGGCTTATTTGTCTGACCCTATGAATGGTGCTAATCCTATTATGGCAAGAGTAAGACCAATACTAGAAGCGAATATACAAGAACATACATTAATGAAATATCAAGAACAAATAAATGGTACAACAAAAGTTATGATGGAGCAAATGCCTAATCAAGTACGAACACCTACAGATATAGAAGCTGTAATGGCTGCTGCAGCTCAAGATGTTTTAAATGCAAATATTGCAATGGGTAAACAAATGACACCAGAGCAACAGTTAGTAGCATTAGAACAAGCTAAAGTAGAATTAGAAAAAGAAAAATTAAAATTAGATGCTGCAAAAGAGAATGCAAAGATATCTATTGAAGCACAAGAGTTAGATATTAAACGTCAGGCACAAATGATAGATGCACAACAAAAAGGTATGACAACAGCATTACGTTCACAAAAAGCTGTAGATGATAGAACAAGTAGAGAAGCATTGAAGAAACTAGATGTTATGACAAAGCTTGCTATTGAAGAAGAAAAGATACAATTAGAGCAACAAAAATTATTATTTGATTCTGCAAAGAAACAAGCAGAGATAGAACAAAAAGAAGATAAAGAAGCATTAAGTTTTATTAATAAGAACACCTAGGGATTATTAACTTCTACTGACTGACCTAGCAGACTCGCCAAGACAGTAGATTATTCAAGGAGAAGAAAAATGGCAAACACAACTTTTAAAGGACCAGTTAGGTCTGAAGATGGTTTTAAAGCTATATCAGAAAATGCCACAACAGGTATTATTACTGAAGAAGCAGTTTATGGCACAAGACCTACTTTTAGACAAACTGTAGATAATAGCACATTAAATACTGGTAGTGATGTAACTACTACTTTAACTAGAGCTCAATCAGGAACTCTATTTGAAATAGATGGTACTGGTGATATTGTGGTAAATATGCCTGCATTAAGCACAGCTAATGTAGGAACAACATATGAATTTATTGTAACTACTGCAGTTGGTGGTAGTAAAACAGTTACTTTTGTATTACCAGGTTCAGATGTTTCTGATTTTTTTGGAATGTTACAACTTACAGGTGGTACTGCAGCTAACCCTGCTAGTGATATTGATGGAGATACTTTAACTTTACCTAACTCAGTAGCAGTAAATGCTAGAGTAAAACTTACTTGTATTACTGATGATGGTACTAATTCTAAATGGAAAGCTGAAACAGTATCTACACCAATCGCAACGATTGCTTAATGCATGGAAATATTTGATAAAGTATTAAAAGCCTATGATGAGGAACTATCTCAGTTAAAAGAAACATTAGGAAATGGTTCTGCTGAAGATTATCCTCATTATAGGCAATTAGTTGGTTCTATTGCAAGTATACAGTGGGCCAAACAAACATTAAAAGATGTATTAAAACAAACAATGGAGGATGATTAATGCAACAAGTAGCTTTAGGAAAAGCAATGAAAAATAGTTCGTGGATATCTGATGATAATAAAATAGACCCAGATATATTACCACAACTACCAGGATATCACGTTTTGATAAGACCTATTAGTATTAAGGAAAAAACAAAAGGTGGTATATTATTACCAGATGCAGTAAAAGATGATATATCATATTTAACTACAGTTGGTAGAGTTTTAAAACTAGGAGACTTAGCTTATCAAGATGTAGATAAGTTTCCAAATGGTCAATGGTGTAATGTAGATGATTATGTTTGTTATGGTAAACATGCCGGACAGAAGTTATTTTATAAAGGCATTAAGCTATTATTATTATTTGATGACCAAGTAATTATGACAGTAGATGAGCCTACACATTTAGACCCTACATTTAATTTAACAAAAATGTAAATAATACTTGCATTTTCTTGTAAAATGTGGTATAATAATAATAAGAGGTACGTAATACGTTTGTTTCGTACACAACGGAGGATAACATGGAAGATAATTGGAGTGAGGTAGATACCTCTCAAAAAAAAGAAGAACCAAAAGTAGAATTTGAAGTAGAAGAAAAAGAACCGGAAAAAGTTGAGGCAAAGCCTGAACCAATACCAGAACCTACAAAAGAAGAGCCACAAAAAGAAGAACCAAAAGAATTAGATGGCATTCAAACAAAAGGTGCTGAAAAAAGAATTAGACAGTTAATACGTCAAAGAAAAGAAAGAGATGAGCAGATAGCTCAACTTATTCAACAAAATGAACAATTAAAAAATTCATACAGCACAAAAGAAACAGAGTTTCATAAAGTAAGTAAATTAAACTTAGATGCAACTGAAAAACAATTAAAAGATAAATTAGATTTAGCAAGAAATGCATATGCTGATGCTTTTGAAGCACAAGATAAAGAGAAGTTATTAAAAGCACAAGAAGCATTAAATGAAGCACAAACTGATTTAAAAAATGTTGCAGTAACAAAAAGTAAATTTACTGAACAACCAGAAAAAAAAGAACAGGTACAACAACCAACACAACAACCTGTTAAACCAGACCCAAGAGCTGTTGATTGGCAAGCTAATAATGAATGGTTTGGTCAAGATAACATCATGACTGCATCAGCTTTAGCAATAGATGCTGAATTAAAAAATGAAGGATATAGTCCTAATGATGAAGATTTTTATGATGAAATAGATAAAAGAATTCGTGCAGCTTTTCCAAATAAATTTACACAAAAGGAAGAGCAAGCACCAACAGAACGAAATGATGGTTCGTCATCACCATCTCAAGTAGTTGCAGGAGGGTCACGTTCCTCTCCTAACCCAAAAAAAGTTAAACTATCTCAAGAAGATGTAAGATTAGCTGGCAAATGGGGAATACCACTTGAACAGTATGCTGCCGAAAAGATGAAGGTAACGAAGTCTGAAGGTGACTATACAACAATTAATATGCAACGTGGAGGTAAATAATGACACGAGTAAACACACGTAGTTCTCAAACAAGGGAAACTAACGAAAGAGTACAAACAGAGTATGTATTTGAAGAACCTAGTCAAACTCAAATTCCAAAAGAGGTTGAAGAGAAGTTTAAAAATTCAGGCATGTCCTTAGGGTGGCTTCGTATTGATTTAAAAGATAAAGAAGATTATCAAAATATCGGTAAGAAACAACAACAAGGCTGGGAGTTTGTAACTCCAGAGGAGGTACCAGAAATGGGAGCAACTTCTGTCGTGAGGAAGGAAGGTCGCTATTCAGGAGTAATCTGTCGTGGAGATTTAGCATTAGGTAAGATACCTACGTTTAAACTGAAAGCGAAAAAAGAACATTACTTAAACAAGTCAAAGGAAATGATGGATGCTGTTAATTATCAATTAATGGGAGATAAAAGTAATCCTTTGCCTGTAAGTAATACAAGTAAGAGTTCTGTTACGAAGGGAAGAACACCTAAGTTTCAGGATTAGTTTTTCAATCAACTTTTTTTAATTCAAGGAGAATTATTATGGCTAAAGATAAAAATCCATTTGGTTTTCTCCCTGCTCGAAAAAGAGATGGTCAACCGAACACAGAAGGATACGGACAAATTGTACAACCTGTATCAAACTCAGCAATAGGTATAGTAAGTTTACTTCCTAATAATATCTTTGCTGGTGATGCAATCGTTATTGATGCCTCTGGAACTATTACACCTGTTCCAACTAATAAATGTAAAATAACAGGTGTGTTTCAAGGATGTCAATATGTACAAGATGGGGAACCTAAATTTTCTAGATTTTTCCCAGGTGGTACAAGTGTTTCAGACGTTAAACTTCATGTCATTACGGACCCTGCACAAACATATTTTGTTCAGGCAGATGGTCAATTATCTGATGGTGAGCTAGCAGTAGTTACAAACTATGCTGTTACAGCTTCTGCAGGTAATACTGTTACTGGACAATCTTCACATGCTATTAATTCTACAGCGATTGGTGCTACAACATCAACCGGTGCTCAGATTAGGGTAGTAGGAAGAAAAGATATAGATGGCGATTCTATTAATGGCAATGTAAGTGCAGGTGATGCATTCCCAATCGTGGAATGTTATATTAACATGCATAGGTCTCAATTCTTCTTATCGGCTGTATCAGTCGCATAATATTTAGGAAAGGAAATATAATATGGCAATAAATAGAGCTAGTATTAGCAAAGAACTCCTTCCTGGATTGAATGCAGTCTTTGGAATGGAGTATGGAGAAGTTAATAACGAACATGAGC